CAGTAAGGACATGGGCCTCAACCACAAGAGTAAGATTACCCTTGTTAAACTTAGCCTTGCTTTCCTCGAGGAAGGCACGCTTGATGACGAACTGATACTTGCCAGCGGGAAGTGCCTGCGCACCAGCGACCGGCTTATCACTATCCCAGTTCGCCTTCAACTTATCGAGACGGTTCTTGTAACTCATGACTTGTAGAGCTCCTTGATGATCTGACTGTAAGGGTCTTTCTGACTAAGCGGCATGATGATCTTGACTTTCACTTGAGAGTCACGAGTTCCGGCTTCGATACGACTATTGCCGCCGATGAATAGCGCACGTTTACCGGACTTGTGAATGAGTGCATCCTTGGGATCTTCCTCAGCATAGCCAAGGAACCACATATGGTCAGGGATACGCAACACTACGTCGCGTGCTTGACCTGTCATTGCAAACGTCACCTTTTCGTAGGTAGACGTAGCAACTTCGATGGTCTCAGTCTTTGTATGGTCAAGAACAAGTAGTGTAGCATTCCATTCGCTACACATATGCGTAAGACGAGCTAGCGCATCGACAAACTCACGGCGGATTGCAGCCCAACCCTTACCATGAGCACCATCACCAGCATGCGACCAGTTGTTTTCCTTGCATACACAGTCAAAGCACAACTGATACAGCCCACTGATAGTGTCAATCACTACCGTCTTAGGCTTCTTGAATCCCTTGCCAGTGTCACCACGAACGTAAGAACGGAACACTTCCCATCCTACTTCTGGTGGCAAACGAATCAGTGCCTTCTGCTGATCCTCAGGAATGAACTTGTGTCCTACCTCTGTAGCTAGAAATTGAACAGGACCAGGGAAGTGCGCTGCAAGTTGAGTCTTACCCACTTTAGGCGGACCATGCAACGCAATCATAGAACCTTGAAGTCTATCGCTCATTATTGTGATCCATGCAGTTTGTATTTGCGCGACGTTTCATACCATCGCTTGCGTCTAACATCTTCTGGATAATCAGAAAGTGCTTCTGTAAACGCGGTAACTTGAACTTTATAGACAAGTTTAGCTAGTCTATATCTTTCTCTTCGAGAAGCGTCAGTAATATCTAGCATATCTAGAATACTGTCAGCTATTTCTCCTGGCCTATTCATCATGGCTAGGTTTCTTCTTACCAAGTAGCCCAGCAAGATTAAACTTACTTGCCTTAGTTTCTCGTGGTTTCCTATCACCAAAGTTGATATGCCTTACTGGCTTACGTGGAATAGGTGGCTTAGGCTTAGGCACTTGGAATACATCAGGCAAATCAGGATTACCTGCTCGTTCCTTTACACTATGCAACTTTGTTCGCACGATATCAGAAAATCGTTGCAGCTTATCTAGCTTGTCTGCTATATCTGCAATGTCTTCTACCAAAGGCTCTAGCTTTTGGTCACTGTATCTAATGAGTTGCTGCATGCCAAACTCAATACTCAGGATTAGTGCCCACAATGCCTTTGATTTCATAAAGGCTTGGCTAAGATGGCTAGGAACCTTAAACGAATGAGGCTCTGTGTTAACTGTAGTGCAGTGCCTAATAAGACCAATAGTCTTATTGATTTCTAGCTTAGTCACTAGAAATCTCTCAGTATTTGTCCCAACCAACTCTCTTGTTGGTGGTCCTACACTACTGTCTTTACGATGATCGCCGTTATCGTAAGAACACTCAAGCAATCCATCACGCCAATCTTCTAACTCTTTCTCACTAAGCGGAGAACCTTCACGAAGACTTTTCATCTGCTGTTCCATTGTCAGCTTGGCTTCCATCATTACTCCTATTCTGTTTCTCGTGGTTCTTAAATGAACTACCATGTCGAAGACGTAGCTTCTCTAAGTTGAGATGCGCTACACCTTCCAGTTTAATATGAAGACGTGTGCAAAGCTCGGCAACATACCAGAGCACGTCTCCAATTTCTTTAGCAAGCTTGTCTAAATCAAGCGGCTTGCCATGATACAGAATCTTTTTCAGTTCGTCAACAACTTCTCCGGTTTCTCCTGCGAGTCCCATACTAGCCATAGCTAGTCCTTGCTCGTTGTTCAACGCTTTATTAGAAGTTACATGCGCGCTGATTTGGTATTCCGTCAGCTTCATTTGCCACTCTTATCCTTCTCATAAAGCAACTTGTTATACGTTCCAGTAACACAAGCGTTCATGAATTGACACTCAGAGAAACCAGTGCGGCATGCACCAGTATTCATCGGCCAATACTTGTCTTTGCTTTCGATCTTGGCAGCAAGATCATTCATCATGCGTGCCATATCCTCAGCCCAAGTATCAAGCCGGTGTGTAGCAACAACCAATTGCTGTCGTTGGAAGTATGCTTTCTCTTTAGCGAAGTGGGTATACTCTTGCTTTACTCTGATCTGGAATGCCTGCAACGTCTCTCCCATCTTGAGCCTAATAGTAGGCTTCTTGATGACATTATACAGGACACCACGAGGAAAGACACCGAGCATAGACTTGCCGCCATGCATGTAGCCACTAACTTGCGAGTCAATCTTGACACGCTCAAAGTAGCTATCATTAATAGTCTGTGCTGCTGCCGTCTTAGTTTCTAGAATCCACCAGTCGCCAGCATGGTCTTGCAGTAGCGCGTCGATGGTTCCAAAATACTTATGCGACGTTCCAGGCAGAGGGATAGTAAACTTCTGCTCAGTAAGGAACGTCTTGAACTCGTCAAAGTCTTGCTTGTAGAAGGTAGGGTATACCTCAGCAATACCCATAGCTGCTGCCTTGTCACATGACAAAGCATGCATCTCCTCACGGTTAAGCAGTGACGCATCTACAGAATCAAAGACATTCTCTACTTGCTTTAGAGCAAGCTTGGCATCCTTGGTTCTGTAAAAGAACTCGATGAACTTGTGCATGGCTTCACCAAACACAAAGTATGTAGGTCGCTTCCGACTAACAACACCAACGAGATACCTGTGCTTGAATGAACGAGGACAAGTAAGGTTTTGTTGCAGTCGGGAGTTGTTAAACTCCATTGTTTATCCTGCATTGAAAGAAGACAAGATGACTCTAGCAGAATCACTAGCTGGGTAGACTGCAATACCAATCTCAACTACAGTCCACTTCTTCCAGCCTTCTAGAAAGATACCATTTTTAAGCAAGTCACACGCCTGACCAATTGTTCTAGCACTAACTACATGAGCGTCATACTCATCATAGTCATGCTGATCTTGTCTAACAAAGTGGTAGATGATCTGCTTAGTCTTTGAGCGTAGCTTACGTGCCATCGCGTATACTCCTGATTGCTGCTTGCATGAAGTTGATGCATAGCAACGTCGCTTTCATGCGTGTGCCAGCAAATAGCACAGGCATCTTGGTTAGTGTGATTTGTGCAGTCCTTAGTATGACTGCCTCAGGAACCACGAGGGTATGATGAACAGGGTCACCAATGGACCCTTCAACGATGACGCAATGGTATTCGTTGCGTCGTAGTTTATCTAGCTGATGCTGGAATCGTTTCCAGTCTGCACCAATGCACCGCACGTAATCAGCGTAAGACTTTCGTTCTACACCTACCGTGCCGACTAGACCGCGAACACTATAGTCACAACCATACTTGATTAGTGACTGTGTTGAAATGCGAAGACCTGGAAAGTCCCACGTATTACCGTGGTGAAACTCATTCGAGTCTACCACTACGCTGAACTTATCCAGGTCTTTAGTCACGGTCTAGCTACTATCAGTCTTCCTCGGACTCATCACCTTGGCCCGAACGAAGACGCTCAGCACGAGCCGCACGCTGCTCACGCCGTGCAGCAAGCTTCTCACGAAGCTCATCATTCACGTCGCCAGCATCAGGGAACGGAACGCCCATGCTTTCAAGGCAGTGTGCAACAGCCTGCTTGCACAACTCCGCACGGGTAGTATCGTTCTCTTGCGCAACGCTAGCAAGGTGCGCTTCCTGCAACTCAGGAAGCTGGAACGTAACAGTGACGAGCGTAGGCTTGCCAACCTTCGTCTTGCTGATACGGAAACCGCCGGTCTGCTCCGGCTCCTCAGAACGGTTCTTCTTTGCCATCTTTAGTTACTCCGAGTAGTGAAGTGTCATTCAAGGGTTTGAAGTTAGCTACTTTCTTACCATACGGACCAGTCACTACAGCAGGTCTATACGGTCCACGTTTGAACTTCGGCAAGTCGTGACCTGCCTTCCTCAACATGCATCTTGTATTGTTGTAGGATGCACGAGAGACGGTCGGCATCTGCTCGCCGAACGCTTCAACGAAGTCGTCGTATTGTAGCGTCGGGTTCTCAAGAATCAACTCCGTCAGTCGATAATTGTTGTTGAGATTTCCGCGCTTTCTTACTCGCTTTCCGGTCTTGTTGAAGTGCTCAACAAGTTCGTTACTCGGCTTGTTGAACCACTCCCACAAGACTTTCCTTCTCGTGGTTTCGTCAGCTTCAACGAACAACGAGACGGATGCAAGGTAGCGGTCTACCTCTGCAATTGGCATGGCTTTAATGCGTGTAGCAGTAAACATACCATGCTCAGAAAGTCTTTGCTTAGCTTGTTGCGTAGAATCTAGACCACGAAAATACTTAGGCGACAGCACATGCTTCGCGTTTAACTTGAACTGCTTGTAAATCGGATGCTCCTTAGGATAGTGGTAGTTCCGCAAGCAGAAGTAATAGAATAACCTCCGCTCAATAGAGCTACGATGCAGCCATTTGGGTAGTGGAACCCAATACGGATGATCCTTAGGGAATACCTTTCTGTGAAGTCTACGCAACTTCTTAAGCTTAAGGTTCTTCACATGGTAAAGAAACCTCATCTGCTTAGCAAGCAGTTCTTCTGATTTCATGTCATCACTTGGTAGACATCAAATCCCTCGTGTCTAGTGCTCCATACCTTTAGTTCATACGGAACACCACGAGGAACAGAAACCTCAGTGTGTGTAACCAGTCGATCGTTGAGATAAACCTTGCGTTCCATGATGAACATGCGTGCCATTGGCATAGACCTACGCCATACACGCTTGTCTTCATCAAGGTTCACATTGCTAGTCATCAATTCGACTACAGGAACCCTGTCAGATCGCATTAGTTTTCCTTAGGCTTTGCTGCCAGCATCGTAAGAAGCTGCCTGAATTGGACAACCTCAAGACGTTGAGCGGTAACAGTGTCCATCAGGTCAGTGATGATACATGCAAGAGAGAAGAAGCTTTGCATCATACACCAGTCATGTGTCAATCTGACACACTCACGATGACGTTCATTATGCTCATTCTCTTCACTAACCGGCTGAAATACAGCCATACCCTTGTTGATAGCCTTTATGAAGCTACTAGAAGATTGCTTACGCTGTTCATCAATCTCTTGGTCAGTAAAGTTAAACTTGCTCATCGTTTCCTTGTGGTTCGTGCGTTTCGTTGTCAATCCACAATGCCCTTACAGCAATATAGTTTTGCAATGGAAGGGCATACTTCATTGAATCACGCTTGTTAGGATACTTTGGCGTGCTAATCCAAAGACGTGAACCGTCAACAAAACGATACGTCGTTCCATGCTGATTAGCATTGGCACGCAGCAATCCTTCTGTGCCTACCTTGGGCATGTTGAAACCACGTAGGCCACGAGTTCGTTCGTAGTGGTGCCCAGCCATGCAGCTTTCGGCTACCTTTCTACGCAACTCTTCAACTTCCGTCTTGTTCATGGTCGTTGTTTTCCTCTGTTTGTTCCACACCTCTACAATCGCATGCTCGCATCATATCCCAGTAATGTTGAGTTGCAGGCTCTTTATACTGGTAATACAAGCACACTCTTGATGGCATATATCCTAGTGCTAGTTGGATTTCGTTGGTTACAGAAGACGTGCGTGAGTCAAACACGACAGATGCATGCACATGTTCTGTTGTCTTGAAGATATGGAAAAACTGGTTGTCAATCAGTTTCGCAGCCACATCATCCCTAGCTACAGATCCAGTGTGGATACTAAATCTGCTACGTGTCTTCATTAACCATCCTCTGGTCGTAGTGGTAGATCACACGCTTCAAGGAATCTACCACGCTTAAAGCTAGAGTTGTCACTTTTAAACACACGACACAATTCGTGTGCCATAAGGTAACGTTGTTCGTCGGTGAAGCCAGCAAACTTGAGATTCTTGATAGCCTCAGCGAACTTGGTATAGTCTTTACGACTCATTTGACCCTCCGTTCAAAGCGCGATCAACACATGCAATAGCATATTCATGCGCTGCATCAATGATATCAGCAGCAAGACGCCAATCGCTAGCATTGTCACTCATACGAAGATGACGAACAAGTTCCTGTAACTTACAGAACTTCTCGTCCCTCTTAGCTATCAGTTCCTTAGTCGTTAGTGTTCTCATACCTGTAGTTGTTTTGCCTTCAAAGAAACCACGAGGAAGGAAAAATACCGTGCTGTAACTGTCAAGCAGGATTGATAACCATAGATTTAACTAGTCACCTATGGCTCTATACAGCACGGTAAGTAAGTCCAACAAAGAACAACACTACTCCTTAGTCGTCATTGCCAAAAAGCAACAATTGCTTTTTGATTTGTGCCAACTTGTTATTGTAATAACTAGTGGCGATTGCCAACGCTTCCTTATACAGTCTGTATTCGGAAATGTAGGCACACTCTGATTGAGCAAATTGCCTTGCTACGATAGCAGAAACCGTTTCGATTTCATTACTATTGTGACAAGTATACTTGTCACAGAGTGTTTGTAGTCTGTCGAGCAAGATGGTATCCATGATTGGTGGACCACGAGGGAATCGAACCCTCAGGAGCATTAGGTCTGACTAGCAGATTTCTTAGCTACTTCACCAAGATGGCCCAAACATCGCGCTACTGTGCGCCTTTCTAGGGCACTAAACAGTCACTCACCGAAGCAAGATACTGCTAGTAGCACGACGAGTTAGCGATACGATTTAACGTCGCATACCACTAAACCAGACGAACAGCCTGTATTTTACGTCAGAACTGTTATGGACGATTCCCATACGTAGGTTTCCCACGTTACGTTCACTAATACACTACACTAAGCAACGTAAGAAGCAGCGTAGTCTCACTGGATAGTTAACGTCTACTTACCAGTTTAACGACCGTTTGATTGTAGTCTAGTCTTTTCCAACGATGAATCTTGACTAGACGGATGAACTGTTAAGGACGTTCCCATCACCTTGTGGTATATGCAGCTTTCGTCCCGATTACCAGCTTATCCAGTTTATTAGACCGAATAGAAGCTATCGGCTACTACAGTGCCCATATGAAGCACTTCACTGCATATTGGTAGGGCTTGTCGTTTAAGGACCGATCACCTTAGGACGTTCCGCTACACTAGTGCATCGTGCAGCTACCAGGAACGCTTATCAATGACCTTCTGGTAACCTGAGCTAACCCTAAGCAGGCTCCCTAATCAGTATTTAGCTTGTTAGCTTCACGACTGGTAGGGCATCTCGCAACGCGATTCAGATAGCATAAGTGCGGCAGTTCATGACCCACCGAATACGCCAGTTGCTTTGCTCTTACTTCCTCGTGGTATCAGTCCCACGAACGCACTAGGCTTAGTAGTCTATTTAACGTCACCTAGTTGACGGATGCATTACGAAGCATTGCCTTTGCTTCTCTTTCGAGAAAGCCAGCTTGCGCATCAAGCCACATGGCGAAAATTACACTGTAGTTTTTTTCGCCACGTTCACAAGAAGCTTGCTGCCTGTAATAGTCAGCAAGCAAAAACAACTCTTGAGCTGTCATAGACCAACTTTCTCCTTGATTGCCATGATAACCACTACAGAGTAGCTAGGCAAGAACCCGTGCTGCAATGCGATTGCAAGCCGCCGCAGCTTTGGCAGAGTAACCTTGATAACTGTTTGCCAATCTTGTTATCGCAAGGTGCCTAGCTACTCTTTAGAGGCTAATCACTACAAAGAGAAACACTAGCACAATACACGGTCGCCGGATATTGCCGGTTAGTGGCTACCGCATGCGACCAAGCTACCACTAACACGTTGCTAATGTTTCTCTTCCTAGTGGCTAACCACTACGAAGAAAGCTAGTGAGCCGTATGCCGAACGTATCAGCACTATAGCACGAACCCACTAGCTTCCTTCCTAGTGGCTAACCCAAAAGGAACATCAAAAGAAACAGAACGATCAAAAGACCAGGAAAGAAAACGTCATTAAGGAAATGACGCGAATGGAACTTTTTCATAGTGCGTTTCTACCGTCTAACTACTTAGTTAGACAATATCGACCAAGCCCATAATAAGCAATTCTTGCGTGCCATACACGCTCGTCTTGCTACAGGCTTCGCAAGGATACCGTCTCGCGTCCGGTTCGCAACAGTCACGTTCCGAACCACAACGGATACAGTAGCCAATTGAGCCCTCATCCGCTTCGTGGAACTCGTCTTGCGACATTTCGAACGAAACGAATTGAATCGGCTTTCCGGTCTTGCTGCTAACGATCACTTTTTGAACCGTTTTCATGTTCCTCCGTTGTTGGGCGGTAGGAACGCACTAACCACGAGAAAGAAGAGAACACTAACCTAGCCACACAACCGCAGTAGTTTACCGGCCAGTCTCACACTGGTTAAGGTTACACTAGATGCGTTAGTGCTCTCTAGTGGTTCCGCGCTACTTGTCTGCACTAGCACGAAACCACTACAGGACACTAGTAAGCGTTTTGCCGTCAAAGAAAGTAGGGACCGGGATTAGTTCCCGATCCCTACTATCTACTGCACACGGTAGTTTCCGCTGAAAGCGAAAACTAGTTCTTCGATTGAAGGCGCCGGCATGCGATGTCGTGGCAACGTTCGCTTGAGTGCCTTCCTTCCTTGTGGTTCAAGAAAGGATGGTCCGTATTCATAAGCAAACGCTACCATTTCCTCGGTAGCAATCGTCCTATGCGCCTTGCACCATGGGCAATCGGTAGCTGGCGACGGGCATTTCCACAAGGCACCGTGGTATTGCCAGTGTTCCACTATCTCAAGTGCCCAATGGTCACCTTCCGCTCTTGCAGCGCGGTATGCTCGGGCAACGATTGTTGCGTCGTTGTCTTCGCCTTCCATCGCCTCAAGATAGCCGTCGATGACGTTCCGTGTTCGCATCCTATGCAAGCTGTCCCGTTTGGTAGGCTTTTCTAGGATGATATACGGAATGCCTTCCCTTGCGTAGTCCGAGACTACCGAACCACTAGCGAAAAACACTAGTGATACGTCGTCTTGAACCAACGCAATGCGGAACATCGGCACGAACAAGTTCATTGCATCGGCGACCATTGCCGCCCTTGCTTGGCGTTCGGCTTCCGTCCGTCCGTTTTTCATCGCACGTATAGCCTTGTAGGCTTCATTGGCTTTCGCTGTAATCTCCCGTTGTTCGGCGAGACTACGAACGATTGCCGGATGACGGTCCGATGCAAGCTTCGACAGCTTGCGACCGTAACGTTGTGAGCGGTGAATACGAACCGTAGCTGGCTCCCTTGTGATGGGAGCCGTTTCTAGCTCTGTCATGATGGACCCTAGTTGAGAAAGACGCCACAAGGCCGAATGCCCTGCGGCGGTTCGTCACCGTGGCAAGTGAAGCCACGAACGACGAACGACACCTATAACGAACGAGACTGCTGGAATGTTCCAAGAATCTCGAGAAACTAACGAAGTTTATCACTTCGTTTGTCGGTATCGTTCTATCTCATTACTAGAACGCTAGTAATAGCTGGCGTTTTGCCGTCGAAGATTGCCGCTCTAGAATGTCCCAGGATTGTAACGGCAGATCACTGGGACGGCATGCTATTTGCAGGGCAGCAATAACTGTGCCAGGTATAGCGGTTGCATGGTAACTCTTTTGCATCTTTTCAGTGATTGGGAAACGTAGTGATAGTCCGCACTTACTTTATTCTGTAAAGTAATTTGTGGTAGTGACCACTAACTTTATCATGCAAAGTTATTTCTACGCGCAAGCGTATATGCGACTGAGATTCAATCTCAATAAAGAATTGATGAGATTGCGTCTCAATATCCAACCTCCACCCATGGCCACCGTTCTTTGTTAATGAAGTAGCTGGTAGCGATAGAGATTTTCACAAAAATTTTTAGTAGAAATCCTACAGCTCCAATTTGTAATGCCACGTTTTACTAGCCATCTCATCCTCTAGATATATCAGAGCAACGGCCGTGCCGCACGTCGTTAGAATCTGCACGGAATAATTGCCGACTGGCACTTGTTACATCGGCGGTGCAACTGGCACGGCCCATCTTCTTCTCGTGGTGCCGGCAGGTCGCTAGCCGCCCGCTCTGTCGCTGCTTTGCCACCGCCATTCAACGATCGGCACGGCAGCCAGTCTAGACAGCGCCTCCACCACGATACGGCCTAGAATCGAGCCGTAGACGCACGGCAGCTTGTTGAGACTGGATCTCAGTTTGAGGCAGCTATACTAGGCGCGCACGCGGCTTGACGACCAATAGCACGGCATGCTAACCTCGCTGTTTCACCGCGTGTCTGTTCTTCCTCGTGGTGTCTTCGTAGCGGTTGCAAACGCTAGAAGAAAAAATTGAAGAGCGAGAGTTGACAAGATGAGCAAGAAAACGTATGACCCTGCTGACCTGAACCAATCTCCCTTCGAGCCAGCTATGGGTGACATCGTAATCTATCGTAGTTTCAAGCGTGGCCTGTCGCCGGCTGAAACCTTTCCGGCTATCGTTGTTCGCAAGAACGAGAATGACCGTTGTGATCTGACCGTGTTCTCGACTACGGGAGTGCGCTACGTGATGGACGTTCGTTACTCCGGTGATGACAACACGGAGAATACCTGGGGCTGGTTGCCTGCAAAGGAACCACGTATTCCCCAGCCTGTTGACAAGTCTGAAAAGCGTGTTAAGGTAGGCAGCGCGTAGGCCGGGCGGTCTGCGTCCCGGTAATGTGTGTTAGCGACAAGCACATTACCGGGTGTTTATCCTACTATATGAAACGCATCATCAGAGAAAAGCACAAGACTAAGAAGCTTGGTGCGCCGCGTATTGTCACTTCTCCTATCACAGATAAGAAGAATCCTGACAATTACCCTACGCTTGTTCGCTACCTTGAAGCGAACGGTAAGCTAAAGCATACTACGTATGCGATCATGATGAAGGCGCGTAACCTTTACTTTAAGGGAACGTCTTCTGAGAAGATCGCAATGGAACTGCGAATTGAGCCCATGATCGTTGATCGTTGGGCTCTTTGCTTTTCATGGGACGAAGAACGTGATCGTCGTTTGTTCGAGCAATTCCGTAAAATCAACGGAGTTGAGCAAATGTATGGTCAGGACGTTAGTAAGCGGCATGACCGTATTGCTGGTACTATCGAACAGATTGCTGAACGTAGGTTGCAGCAGTCGATTGATAATCCGCTCAGTGTAAAGGATCTTAAAGGAATCACTGACGTCATTAAGTCTACGCAAGAGATTCGTAGAACTGTGCGTGGAGAAAAAGCCACGAGCAATCCTAGTAACCCGGTAACCAACAACACGCTTATCGTGAATGTTCCGGGTAATCTTGAGAAGGTCAGTAATGCATTGATGGACGTGTTTGACCGTCCCAAGCTGACTCAAGCAAAGACGAAGACTATCGCCGTTGGCGTAGAGGATGCCATTGGTCACGACACTGAATACGAAACCGCTAACGGGAACGCAGAAGCGAGCGAGTAATCGCGCTGCTAAGACTGAGCGGATTAAAGAGTTCCTGCTGAATATTGGTGAAGGAACTTCGGATAGTGAAGCTATCCGTATGATGTTGCGTGATAAGTGTCGAAAGGACTTTTGGTTCTTTCAATGTCGTGTGTATGGTAATGCGGATACTTACACACCACTGCACATGGAGATGTGCGAGCGTTACCAGGCGCGCATCAACAAGAAGTTTACAATGTGGCTTTTGCCACGTTCCCATTTGAAGACCAGTATCTTTAGTGAAGCTGGTATCCTGTGGGAACTTATCTGCAATCCTGATCTTCGCGTTCTCATCGTTAACGCTAAGCTTGATAACGCAGAAGCAATTCTTGCAAACATCAAAATGTGTGTTAGCAGCAACGATATTTTTCGTTGGCTGTTTCCGGAGTATTGCCCTGATTTAGCATCAAAGACTCTACGTGATCGGTGTAAGTGGCTTACTCATCGCGCAGACTTTCCATGCTCGAAGTATGCTGGTCGTCGTGAAGGCAATATCGAAATCATGTCAGTTGGTGCTTCGCTTGTGTCGAGGCACTTTGATCGTTTGCAGCTTGACGATCCTGTTAACGATACTAACATTGAGACGAAAGAACTGCGCGATAAGGTAGATCGCTGGTATAAGAACCTGTTGCAGCTTCGTCACGACGCGAATAGCATCATTCGCCTGATTGGAACTCGTTGGCACTTTGATGATCTGTATAGCAGACGCATCAAAGAAGAAATGAATCGCCGCGAGAAGTTGCGCCAAGAAAATAAGCCAGTCATTCCTCGTTACTGGATCTACCATCGGCAGGTTGTTGAGCGTGTAGAAGTTGGCGGTGAAACAATCTGTGGCTACGATAATGTTCAGCCAATTTGGCCTGAGCGTTTTAAGTCAGAAGACGTAGAAGAAATCCGTAGCGAAAACGGCTCATACATTTTCTCATGCCAATACATGAATAATCCGCTTCCTGAGGAAGACGCGGTATTCAAGTATAGTGATATTCGGATTGCTGATCCGATTGACATTCCAGAGAATGTCGTCAATTTCATGACTTGTGACATTGCCGTAGAGGATAATGAAGCAAGTGACTGGTGGGTTATTACTGTTGCGTCTTTCGATGTTCTCGGCAATATGTATGTCCGAGAAATCGTGCGCGATAGGATGTTGACTTCTAGCTTCCTAAATCATGTAGCCGCGCTCTCTAAGAAGTGGGGTCCTGTTAAGGTAGGCATCGAGACTACAGCGTTTCAGAAGACGCTGATGAAAGTCTACTTGCAGGAGACGGCTCGTCTCGGGTATAACATCCCGTGGACCGAGATTGAGCGTGGCAGGAGTAGCAAGAGGAAGCGTATTCTTGCACTACAGCCACGAGTAGAGCGTGGTTCGTTCTTCGTAGAAGAGAGTATCAAGAACCTAGAGTGGCTCATTGAAGAAATGACCACATATCCTAGGACTACAAACGATGATATTCTGGATACGTTGGCGGATCTTGAAGCTTTGTTCTATGGTGCGCCGGATATCATCAAGGATGTCGCGCCAAAAAACACGTATGACGCAATATACGGAGCCATCGACGAAGAAATCGAAGATGAAGAAGAATCCGTAAGTTGCGATTTTATCGGTAACTAGCATGAAAATTGTTAAGAAAGAGTCTAAGAAGCTTGGTGAAGCAGGCGGCGCTTGGCTTAAGCGGCTTATTGACTCTTCTATCGAGAAGGACGACAAGTTCTTCAAGGGTCAACGGATGCTTCGTAACCTGCTTAGTGGAAAACATTGGGAGAATATCCGTGGTGTTTCTAAGCAACAGATCAAGATGGTTGTGAATCTAGCGCATTCGCATGTGCGAACGTTGGTTCCTACCATCTATTTCCAAAATCCATCAGTAGACTGCGCTCCTACACATCCTAGGCACGCTGGTCATGAGCAAATCTGGAATGCTGTCATCAATAACACGCTGGATAAGATCAATTTCACTGAGGAAATGCGCAAAGTCACGCTTGATGCAGTGACTTATCCAGAAGGTGTGATGAAAGACGTGGTAAAGCGCGTCGATGAACCTACTACTGAGGTTGGTTCTGATGGTCCTAATGTCTGGCTTAGCAAGGGATCGCCAGTGCATATTCGTATTGCACCGGATCAACTAATTGTTGACTACCTTGTAGCTAACCGCGACGTAGAGAATGCTCGATTCATTGCAATCCGGTATAGAAAGCCGCTGCATGAGTTGAAAATGCATCCGATCTATGCTCCCAACGTCAAGATGCAGCCTAAGGCTACCATGCGGACGATGGGCAATGACGTTAATCCTGTTGGTCGTGACGAGCACGAATGGGAAACACACGATTCGGAGCTTACTGGCACACCTGATGAAGAAATTGTCACAATTTACGAGTGTTGGATTCATCAGTTGGTTTCAGTAGATGGAAAGCATCAGGTATACCAGAAGATGTGTGTGCTTTTGGAAGGCCAGGATGCGCCTATCCGTGAACTTACGTCATGGGAAGAGGTAATGGGTAAGGGTTTCAACCGCTATCCTGTTACTCGTCTCGTGCTGCTGCCAATTCCTGATGCGTCTGCGCAATCTGAGCTTGGTGTGTGGCAGAATATGCAGATGGCTCTTAACTGGTTGATGAGCCGTATTACTAAGCTGGTAGAATCTGACATCCAGATTTTTGGTGCTGATCCTAGCAAGATCAAAAACTTTCCAAAGTTCAGGCAGCAATTTAATTCTGGTGAGACCAGGCTTCTTGCCGAAGTTAATGCTCCTGGCGCACTGGAATTGTTTCAGCCGACATTTGTTGGTCGTGATAACTACCAGCTTGTTAACCTGCTTCTGCAATTTATTCAGCAAGTAAGCGGTATTGGTCAGAATCGTCGTGGTAGTTCTGGCATTCGCACGGCTACTGAGGCTTCGCTTGTTGACGAAGGCACGAAGATCAAGACAGATGAGAAGGTTGCCGTAGTTGAAACATTCCTTAGAACTGTCTTGTTTAAGACGTGCATGATGATTCGCGGTATCACGCAGAACCAAGGCAGTTCTTGGGTATTTGCTGTTGCTGGCGATGCTGGTGCGGTTAAGTGGGTTAACTTTACAGGTGACGATATTTCATGGATGCCTGAAATCCGCATCCGTGTTAACTCGTTCCGTAAGATGGACTCTACTCAGGAAATGCAGAAGATTGGAAGTCTTGTTGAAATTGGCATGAAGATGTTCCAACTGTATGGTCCTGGTGTCCGTGTTGACACACTGTTCTCTAGGTTGCTGGCTGCTGCTGGTATCCATGATGCCGGCAAGATCATCGGCGATCAAGATGCACAGATGATGTTGCAGACTATCGAATTGTCTGGTATCATCGTCGGTGTTGAAACGCCAGTGCTTGAGAGCCACAATCACGCTGTGCATATCCAGGTGCTTGATGCTTTTGAGCAGTCGCCGTATGGGCAACAGCTTATGGCACAAGCGCCTGAGCTTGCTGATCGTCTTGCTCAGCACCGTCAACAGCATATCATGCAGTTGCAGGTTGCACAGGAGAAGGCAGCACAAGCGCAGGCTACTGCGTCTAATCCATTTGCGGCTGCTGGTCAGGGTGCCACAAGCCCTAATGCACAATCGGTTGCTATCGACCAAACCTCAGGTGATAGAACCTCAGTCAGTGCAGTCCCAGGAGGTAACGGAGAGTTTGCGTAATGCCTATCTACGTCTTCAAATGTCGAAGGTGTGATACCGTATTCGAGCAATACCGTCCGCTTGCTAACTTTTCACGGCAAGCAATGTGTAACTGCGACGGTCTTTCTGACCTCGTGGTTACACCGACCGTGCAAGCGTCGGTATTCACTCCATACGTTGAACGTAATATGACCCGTGAACCTATCAGGATCGAGTCTAAACATCAACGTGACGCACTGTGTGAGCAACATGGCGTTACTTATGACTCAACTAAGTATGTGCGTAAACAGCCGCCTCCTGCTGCCGTAGATACTATGAGTGAAGCTGAAATCAAGACTGTCATCGAGCAGTCAAGGATTCCTGGTGACAAAAATAAATGATTGGTGGAAACCCCAACCGATGACTGAAGAGCAAATGCAAGCTGAAATTGCATTCTCTCAGATCAAAGGACAGCCACACGAGGAACTACCTCCTGAGGCTATTACTAAAACCCTTGATGCTCTGAACCTCCGAGATACCTATGACAGTCCCGAAGACAGAATCCGAGAAGCCGGCAAGTGAGACCAAGCCGGAGACGAAGCCGGAAGCCAAGCCGGCCGCTGAATCCAAGCCGATGAAGCAACTTTCTCA